TGTCTAATCTTTGTAATGTATAATCACCATTTTTATCATCTACACTTATTACTTTCCAAGTTGCGGAATTCGTATTTATATTGTCTAGCCACTCTTGTACGGGTCTGAAATACCAAGTGGGAGTTTTTAAATTTGTGATAATATCTTCGGGTTTAAACTTATTTTCTTTATTTTTTTTATTTTTTTTAATTCTGTTCGTGTTATCTTTTGATCCAAGCATACTATATATTATATAATTATTTATAATATATATTTATTATGTATTTTTACTATAAAATCTGCGTTTTCTAACAAGGAAATGTAAAAAGGTAGAATTAGGTACTCCTCATGCACATAGTATGAAGCAATCTGTTGACCAAATAAGCCAAGAACGAATTTATCAACAAGAAGAATGTATGTATAACAAAAGTCATATTAATCTTATTGAAGTTGGTAAACATATAGGTTATTACAGAAATAACACTTAAAACAAAGGTAATGCCAAAGAAAATAGACAAGGCATAAAAGTAGATGCAATATTCTTCACTCAAAGGGCCAAAATAAGTGTTCATGAAATTATCCATATTAATATAATAGGTCAAGATTATTATATTTGTTATTACTAAATATTATAAGAAATATATATAAATAAATTAAACTACTTAAATATATTTATTGAATCCTTAATTAATGAGTATAAATAGTTCTTATACAACGCAAAACGATTTACTTTTAAAAAATCTATTAATATTTTACAATACTGATGAAAATAATAATCTAGATAATATGCTTAGAATTATAACTGGCGAGTCTAAAATTTCATTACGAATTGTTGACTGGTTTGCAACAAATTATGCCAAGAAATTCTATACATTATACACTATAGACCAAACTATTGAAAATGTTGCAAGACGTTTCAAGGTTTATGACGATTATAAGCTGAAACTTAAAGCATACAGTAAGCGCCGATTTGACCCATTTTGCAGATGGGATCGCATTAGCATACCATATAAAAAGGGAACATCTATTGAGACCACAATTGGTCAACTGAATTTTTTTAAATGGGCTCTTGAAAATCAAGTGGTTGATTATATTGATGAAAATTATGAAACAATAGAAAAAGATATGAATAGTCGCAATAGCACGTCTAAGCGTAAAGAAATTGTAGTAGATAATTCAAAGACTAGAAAGAAGCGTGAGGAGCTATCCATTTCGGCGACGAAGAGTATTAAGAAGGAGAAGGTAGAGATTGTTGTGCAGTTTAATTAAATCCACCTTTCTTTGAAAAAGGTTTTGCTATATGAAATAATAGCAAAGAGCCAAAATTTTTAGAAAACCCTTTACTAAGAATTTTGGAAGAAAAGAGCCAAATATTTTATTTTGTTTGTATATATATATATATAATATGTCTAATAGCGACGACGACAATAATTTTATGTCTCCTCCAAATGCTCCCCCTGTAGAACCATCCTGGTTAAAATATAAAACAGACGAAATGGGCATACCCTTTACTGCTGAAACTGTTAAACCTTATATTGTTAAATGGAGAGATTTTTTTGCTACAGATGACACATTGGGTAATTTAACTGATGCCGAAATTGTAAAAATTCTTACAAATAATAAGGGCGGTGGTAAAAGAATAATTAGAAAATCTAGAAAACAAAGAAAATCTAGAAAATCTAGAAAATCTAGAAAACAAAGAAGAACTAGAAGAAGAATGTAAATGCTAATTATTTGTTTTTGTAAAATTTTATATTAAAAATAAGCATTTATACATTAGTAGATAACTTATAAATGGGAAATACTCAATCTATGAGGAAAATTAATTTTGAAGATATGCAGACTGTTACAAAAAACCCTGAGGTATATTTACTTATCAATACGCTACCAATTTGCGACCAACAATGTTTAATACGCAGTACTGTTAGTTCTGAACAAGAAGAGTCTGTTATAAATAAATATATTAAAGAAAACAAAGGTATAAGAATTATTTTGTATGGTAAGAATTGTAATGATGAATCAGTACAGAAAAAATATCAACAATTATTATCCATAGGATTTTATAATGTATATGTGTATATGGGTGGAATGTTTGAATGGCTAATGCTACAGGACATATATGGGTCAGATGCATTTCCAACTAACAAAAAACAATCAGATATATTAAAATTTAAACCAACACCCATACTAAATATATCACTTTTAGAGAATTAGATTGCAGGAAATAATGTTTGAACCCGTGTAACAGGTTTAACCTTTTTATTAAGTTTTACTTTATTATTTTCACTTGCTTTTTCTTTTTCCTGTTCTTTTTCTTTTTCTTTTTCTTTTTGTAAAGACGGCAGAATCAATCCCGTGTTTTCATTATCCATATTAATATCTAGCACATTTAATGCCATATTAGATAGTGCATCAGCGCGTTTATTAAATTCCCGGTAAACGTGAGTAAATTCAATGTATTCAAATTGTGCTTTTAAAGTTTGAACTTCTTGATATAATTCCTGTAATAAATTATTTTTGACCTTATATACATTAGTTATTTGGTTGATTACCAATTGACTATCACCAAAAACATACAGACGTTTGATATCGCGCGATAATGCTTCTTTTAGTCCTAATATTAGTGCACTATATTCTGACTGATTGTTTGTTCTCGTTCCAATATATTGACACGATGCCCATATTTCTTGTCCATTATGAAAAATTACTGCTCCTATTCCAGATGGACCAGGATTTCCTTTGCTACATCCATCAAAATTCATTGAATATTCATATTGAGGAAAAATCTTTATTTTATTTATAGGACTAGGAATAGGACTAGGAATATCAGTTATATATTTCAGCGATACTGGTATAACAATACTGAGATTTGGTTTATTAGTATTTCTATTTTGAGACATTTTATATATTATATTTGTATTTATATTTGTATTTTATAAAAACTAGTTAAACATAATTCAATTTTATTATATAATTAAATTATAATTATATAATAAAATGACTCCTACAAGTTTACTAGCATTGATTTTCACATTTTTTACAATATGTACTCCCTTCAACCAATTTGTTAGCGCCGATACCGAGTGTCCTGTTGTAAGCAGTTTTGGCGACCGCAGACAGAATCAAAATTCATTGCGTCTCGTCCAATATAATGTTGAATGGCTATTTATTGATTATAACAGCAATTCAAAATGTCCTGGAACTGGATGTCCTTGGGCCACAGTTGATGATGCTAAAATCCACTTATCTTATGTTGCCGATGCAATTAAAAGTTTGAATCCGGATATTATCAACTTCTGTGAAATTGAGGGTTGCGATGAGCTAAATATGCTTATAACTGAACTGCAAGATACTACATATAAACCATATTTGAAACAAGGCACTGATACAAGCACGGGGCAAAATGTCGGTATGTTAACTCGCATAGACCCTCTTACAAGCTTATATAGAAGCGAAGAACGTGCATCATATCCAGTACCAGGGTCCAAATGCGGTTACACAGGTGCGTCTGGAACATCTGGAGTTAGTAAACATTATATTACCGAGTTTAATTTAGGAGGACTAAAAACTGCCTTTATTGGCGCCCATTTGTTAGCATATCCAACGGATACATCACGATGTGCTGAAAGAGAAGCGCAGGCACAAGTGCTACAAAATGTGATATATAGTTACGTTGTAAAAGGCTACGAAATAATTTTTCTAGGAGATTTGAATGATTTTGATGCTGAAGTGCCTGATGTAAATTCAGATAAACCAATATCATATGTACTTGATATTTTGAAGGGGCTTTTCGGACAACAAAAGGGACTTTATACATTAACAAATGCGGCGGCAAAAATGGCACAAACTGAGCGCTATAGTGACTGGTGGGATTCAGATTCCAATTGTGCAACTAGTTCTTCAAAAGATTATTCTATGATAGACCATGTATTAATGACTTCAAAAATATATAATAAGATTTCCAAGGCGTCTATTTATCACGGTTACAAGGAATATTGTGACAAAATTAATTCAGACCATTATCCGGTAGTAATTGATTTGTCGTTTTAGTCAGTTTATATATAATCGCAAATAATTGCAACAAGTTCGTTATTTGTATTTTTTACAATCTGAAACGGTTTGCTGCAGCCAAATATTTTATTGTTTGTAACATAAAAATCACATAATTCCTTTGGTGAATGAGGGTCTATTTGTCTACCAGATGCAATTAAAATACCGTGGCGAAATATACAGCAATTTAGCTTCTCAATTAAAACTGGTTCTGAACAATGCGGACAGCAAATTATTAAATCTGTTATTACACTCGTCGGTTCCATATATAAA